AGGGCAAACAGATCCTCAATGGTATTCACAACAATCTCCAAGTTGGGAAAATCAATATGCGTTTCCAGAAGGAAAGAATGATTCTTTTATACAAGAAAGAAAAAGAAATATGTCTAAAGAATTATTTGACCAAGAGTTTGCTGCAAAGTTTACTTCAATGGAAGGAAGAGTATATCCATTTGATAGAGATTTAGATGTCGGTAATGTTCCATACCAAGAAAATCTTCCTACTTATTGTTCAATGGACTTTGGATTTAGAATGCCATCAGTTTTATGGTTTCAAACATTTAAGCAAGATGGTAATTGGCATATCAATATTATTGATGAAATAATTCACGAAAAAAATATACCTACTGATAAATTAGCAGAAATGATAAAAAAGAAAAATTATCCTGTGATAACTTATTATGGCGATCCTGCTGGTAGCTTTGTGCAAGGACAATCTGGACTTGGAGATATTCACATCTTACGCAGACACGGAATTTATGTAGAATACAGAATGGATAAACTATCTCGTGATATACAATCTGGTGTAAGTTATTGTCGTGGATTTTTTGAAAATGCAGATGGACTAAGAAGAATTAAAGTAGATAAAAAATGTGTAGGTATTGCTGAAGATTTTGAAGGATATAGATTTCCAGAAGCAGTAGAAGGCAAAGCTATCTCTAATAACCCAATCAAAGATGGATACTATGAACACGGCTGCGATGCTTTCAGATATTTTATCTTGAATAGATTTCCAATTAGAAGTAATTTCGTTGGAAGAATACCAAGATAAAAGGAACACTAAATGGTTTTAACTCCACAAGAGATTATAAAAGATTCATTAACTAATTTTAAAGAAGAACAAGCTAAAGCTAGAAGAGAAGAAGTAAGAAAGTTTTTAGATTATTATTCTGGTTCTTTGACAGACCAATACATTGAAGGATATTTTAAATCAGATGCCTTCCAAGAAATACCACACTACAATACAAACATTGTAAAAAAGTTTGTAAATCGTATGTCAAAAATTTATACCATTGGTGCTAAGAGAAATGTAAATGACAAGTATGTAGATTTGTCATCAGTTAAGAATGCTCGTATGAAGCAAATGGAAAGAATGACTCGTTTGCTCGGTACTTGTGCAACTTATGTAATGTATGATGAAATGGAAGAACGATTTGAGTATCGTCCTATTTATTACTTTGAACCTTATTTTGGTGACAATCCATACAAACCTGAAGCTATTGTATATCCAATGATGCATGGACACGCAGACTTATCTGATACAAATGATTTAATGTATGCTTATTGGGATAGTGAAATACATATGAAGTTTGATGATAATGGTAATATTATAGAAGAAATACAACACAATCTTGGTGTTTTACCTTTTGTATTTACACACAGAGAAGAACAATTAGATTCTTTCTTTGTTGAAGGTGCATCAGACTTGGTATCTGCTAATGAGCATATCAATATTACTATGACCGAAATGCAGTTAGGATTAAGATTTCAAATGTTTGGACAGCCAGTTGTAACTGGACTTATATCAGATAATGCAAATGTAAGAGCAGGATCTGATGAAATATTAACATTGCCAGAAGGAAGTAATTACGACATCGTATCTCCAGAAGGAAATGTAAGAGATGTTATTGAAAATATTAAGTGGCAAATAGAATTAGTCGCATTGAACAATCACTTATTCGTTACTTTTGCACAATCAGGTGGTGAAGTGCCAAGTGGTATTTCTTTAATGATTAAAGACTTAGAACGCCACGAAGATTTTATAGATGACAAAGAATTATATCGTCAATACGAAAAAGATTTCTATAAAGTAGAATATGCTTTATCTCAAACTAATAATCTTGGATTACCAGAACCTTCACAATTTAAAGTTGATTTCTCTGAAGTTGAATATCCTATGACTACTCAAGATAAGATTATGTTAAATGAATATAAACTTAAACATAACTTAACTACTCAAGCAGAACTATTAGCAGATGAAAATAAAGATTTAACTATTGAAGATGCTATACAAGTAATTGCAGATAATAAATCAATGAATGAAATAGAGGTAGTCGATGAAGGTGACAGTCAAGAGTAATGTAACTTTTAAAAAATTAAAAAAAGCCAATTTAGAAGAAATGGTTTTTAATAATTTAATTCGTCCATTAGGCAAAGAAGCAAAAAAGAAAGTTGATAACTCCTTTAAAAACAATAAAGATATTAATGGAGAACCTTATAAACCCTTATCATACACATACGGAAGAAAGAAAAAAGCATTAGGTAAGGGTGGTAATCCTATAATGGTTTTTGATGGAGATTTGAAAAAAAGCATTTCAAAAGTATTAACCAACAAATCTGATATGTCTGTTACTGTAAAGTCAGAAGATTCAAGAATGCTATCTAAAAGAGGACTAAACTACGGTGCGTTTCATTTAAATGGTAAAGCAAACTCAAGAAGAAAAAATCCTAAAATTAGAAAATGGTTTTTTACAAGCGATGAATTAAAAAACAATGCAATTTTATTAGAAGATAGATTGCTTGGAAAAGAGTTTACAAGACTTAAAGATAAGTTTGCTAAGAAATTACAGTCGCTTTTAAAAACTAGAATGCGTATTATAGGTAGTAGGAAGATGCCAGCATCTTCAAACTTTGCAAGAAATGTAGATATTTAATGGAAGATTTAATAAAAGAAATATTCAAAATGGTAGTACAGATAAAAAAAATATCTGAAGCTAATAACGATCTACTCGGATTTGTATGTTCTAAGGTTGCTCCAACCAAAAAAATAACCACTAAAGAAATAGATTTATTAGATGTAGCTTATATCTCAATGGAAATGTCAGAAATATTTGAAGAGTATGATGTTATGCCTGAAGATTATGGGATTGCTTAGCTTCAAGCTCTGATAACTTTTCTAGCCACTTTCTTTTTTCACTCGCAGTAGGTCGTCTTTGTGGCAATGGCTCTAGTCCAACTTTCTTTGCTCTTTGCAACAATGCGTATCTAGCAGCTCTATCCTCTCTTAATTTTTGTCTATATGGTTTTTTACCTTTCTTTATTCTTTCTACTGCTTTCTTTTCTTTTATCTGACGCTTTTGAGGTTTGTCGTTTTCTGGATTTCTTTCTGGAAGCGTTTCGAGTATTTCTGTAACCTCTTCGCTTTCTGCGTCTATAATATCCTCTGCGTCTATCTGTTCTGCTTTTAAGAACTTCTCAAATGGACTATCTACAGTTACATTGATGTTTTTGACTAATTTTCCTGAATGCTCTAATACCAAACGCCCTGCCTGGACATTGCCTTCAATAGCTTCTCTAATCATACTATTTAATACCATAGGCAGCTTTGCATTAAAAGAAACCATATACTTCTTATAATACATATCAACAAATCTATCATCTGCAAACCAAGATTGTATAGTTCTATGACTGACATTTATTTGCTCGGCTATTTGTTTTTTATTTAAATCAGGATTATGTATCATTAAATCAATAGCAGCCATTTGATTGGCTTTTTTTAGTTCTATATTACTCATTTACCTTGTCCTCTATATTTTTTCTTATAATACTTCTTTGAACCTTTTGTGCCGTATTTAGTATTAGAGCTTCTACCTTGTCGAGTTTTTTTTGCACCATTTGACTTCCTAGTGCGTTCCTGAAATAAAGATCGCCTCATTTCTTGTAAACTTTTTCTGCTCCTGCGATTCCAAATGAACCTAATGTAACCCAAACAAATGAGTTATAGATGTAGTCGTTTACCATTAATTCTATTCCAATAATACCCATTGCTAAATCTACGATGCCAAATACACACATCAACGCAAAGGATAGAAAACCTATAATATTCTTTTCATTGTATTCGTTTTTATCTTTAAATAATTCCCACATTATTTCTCCTTTTTCTTCGGTCTAAATATTTTCTCCCAACGCTTTTCGTATTCTTTTTTAGAAATGCCCATAGGTCTAGGCACATCGCCTTTACCAGCACCGTTAGGTTTTTTATAAATACTCTTTTCTTTCATTTACTATATTTTAAAAACTTGCTTTTCTTTATAGGGTTGCGTTTCAGTTTAGCTTTAATGCTCATCTTACGCATTCCATAAAGACGCTTAGGTATAAAGTTTCTGGCAGATGATACAGTTACATTCACGAGTGCCTCTTTACTACTGGCACATTCATCGTTAATGATGATCCTTTGTGTTTTTTATATCCACCTTTTGGATTTTTCATCAACTTGAACTTCCCTTTCTTTTTCATAAAGTGATACCCTCTTGGTGCTTTTACTTTCATTTCTTTTTACCCTTTTTCATCTTTTTCTTTTTTTTCTTTTTATGATACGGCATAACTATCTCCTCTTTTTTAATTTGTCTTTTGGACAATATTTTAAATAATCTACTCTTGTTTCTACCTTTTTGCCTGTGGCTAAACCACAATAAGTAAGCTCTTTTTCTTTTGCTGCAAATGAACAATGAGCTTTTATTAGTAAGCAGTAATCAAACATTAATCTATATCCAATTCTTTGTATAATTTACGATCTGGCATAGAACCTGCACCATTTATAACCAATAATGGCTTAGAAGGTATCCTTTTTACAAGAAATCTTTCCTTACAACATATACATCTTTCAAGTGGATCATCTGTCATTTTCTGCTCCACCTCAAAAATATTATCAGTTTCAAGACATATATAATCGTATTTAGGCATACAAGCAATTTAGGGGTAAAAAACAATAAAAAACCACCAAAATTTAGGATTGGTTGTCTAGTTTTTTCTGTATTAAAGTAATACTTTAACCTAAATACCTATCACTATTATATATCGTCGTTTACGACAATTTTTTATTTTCTTGATTTTAATATATACTGTATTAAATTATTACTATTTAGTTAGTCGTTAACTAATACTTTGCAAGGAATACTAATGCACAACCTCTCAAAAGTAAAATCCTCTCTCTAGGGGGTTAAAACCTAGCAAAGCAAACAAAAAAAAGAAATATTTAGATCTAATTGGTTAAAAGTTGATCTAATTCAAATAAAATAATTGATGTTTAAAAATTGGGGTGTAATGTTGGATAATGCTTTTAAGCTACGACACAATACAAATAATGTTATAGAACATAACAAAAACATTGACATTGTAAAAAAAAGGTTGTAAGATCTTAAAACGAACAAATAAACAAGGGGTTTAAAGGTGAAAACAAAACAAAATAAAAAGATTAATTTAAAAACTAAATACAATAGAACGATCTTAAAGGACAAATACGGCTACAAATACGCAATTAAAGATCAATTAAAAGAATTAATTAAAGATCTTCAAGATTTAGATCAATTACTTTTAAAAGGTTTAGACATTGGAAACGCTGATTTAAGAGATAAGATCAATAAAATTTGTACAAATAGAATTGAAAACCTAGATCTATTAAGCGACTTAGTAAGCGAATTAGTTTTTAAAAAAATAGAACTAAGATCAAAAAAGGATCATTTATCAAGTTGATCAACTTAACAACAACAAAAGGGTTTTTAATATGGATCAAATACATAATTACAAAATGAAATGTTTTAAAATCTATTTTGAAAATGAACAATTAAGACAATTAAAAGAACAACAAGAAAAACAGATTAAAAGAGATCTTTTTATTGTAGATCTAATTAATTTTATTGGTTTGCTTGTTGTCCTGTTCTTTACTTATTGGATCATTATCAGAATTTAAAAAGATTTATTAACAAATAAACAAGGGGTTTAAAATGAAAAAAAAGCAATTAATAAAGATGATTGAAGACAATACAAAATCATTAATACAAAAGGATCATAATTTTAAATTAGAAGATCAGATTAATTCTGTAAAAGATCACATAATAGATAAAATTGAAGATCTTGATTTATACGATAATCAATTAAAAGAAATTCAAGAAAAAGAAAAATTATCTTTTGTTTGTGTACATCAAGATTATTTTAAAATCTATTATTCAGACGGCGACAAATTTATAAATAATAAATTCTTTGCTATGGTTGGCTTATTAGATGATCTTGACAATTTAGATAGTTTTGATTTTATGCTACAAAAAGACAAACACGGAATAAGACAAGATTTTAATTGTGTTTCATTTTCTAATGTATTTTGTTCTGTTGTTGGATCGTATTTATTAGAACATAAATAAAAAGGGGGTATAATGATAATTGAAAAAAATAAAATTAACGGATCTTTAATTATTTCAGATATTAAAGATGGCTATTGGTTCACAAGGGTATATTATTTTTATACTAAAAAACAAGCCGTTAAAATGTTCAAAAAGGAATTAAAACAGATCTAATAACAAATAAAAAGCCGTTTATTAATTATAGACGGCTTTTTTAATATATAGGGTTATACAATGACAAAAGGCGAATTAATAAGGATCTCAGGGGGTTATAAAAAATTTTATAATAAATTAAAAGATATAAAAAGAAATGATCCGTGTTTATGCAATAGCAATAAAAAATTTAAAAAATGTTGTCTTATTATAATTAGGGGTTTTATAAAATGATAAAAGAAATTTTAGATTTTACGATAATTTATTTTACAATATTAATTGTTTTATTATGGTTATTAACTATAAAAGAACAATTAAATATTAATAATAAATATAATAATAACAATACAAGGAAACTATAAAATGAAAAAAGAATATACAACATATAGTATTAATTTAGTTGGTATAGGTTGTGAAGATGATTTATTACCAATTCACATAAGAACATTAGATCCTGATTTATTTGATGATTTAAATAAATTCATTAAAAAATATAATAAACATATTGAAAATGAAGATAAATATGTATTTAATGGATCGGATTATATTAAAACAACATAACAAAAAAGGGATCAATTAAGATCCCTTTTTCATAACAAACAAGGTTTCTATAATGAACATAGAAAGGATTTTAAATTAATAATTATATTATAATAATACCACTATATTCTACTATATTTATAAATATACAAATAATGGTTGCTTTTATTATAAATATGTTATAAAGTATGATACAAACAAGTATGAACAAAAATTTAAAAAAGATCAATTATATTATATTGGGCATAGTTATATCTTTATATCTCATTGTAACACCTATATCAGTTAATCCTAATTATAATTATGCCCTAAATTTTATTTTAACAAACAAGGAAAACAAATGGTAAGAAAAATAATAGAAATGAAAGTATCTATGGAAGTAAATGTATTTGAGGAATTTTGTTCTATTCCAATGGATTATGATGTAGATAGTTATGCACAGAAACTATGCAAGAAATGGGCAAAGAAAGAGCCATCAAAAAAATTTAATTACTACATAGATTATGATTTATTAGATAATATGAGTGGAGAAACTATTGGCTACATATATGAGGATTAACATTTAATAACAAACAAGGAGAAAAATAGTGTATAAAAACGCAATAATAAAATGGGCAGAAAAATCTTATAACGAACAATTAAAAGATTGTTTCAATAAGTACGATAATAAATTATTAACAACAGAAACAGATGAGGCGTATGCTGGTGGTTTTTGGGATCTGTCTGAGGATATGTATGCAGAAAATCCAACAGGTATGGAACAAGATAGTATTTATTATCTATTAACAGATTACTATGAAAGAGTACAACACAACAAGGAGAACAAATGAACGACATATTACCTGAGTGGACTATGACAGTAATGCTATTAATTTTAGCAGTAATGATTTTTATTTTAATAAGGCAATTTGAGGAAAGAATAAAACAAGTTAAATCTGATTTTTATTTAGAGGGATATAAAGACGGTTGTAAAGCAACAGCAGATAAGACAACAGAAATGATCAAAGATCTTAATAAAAAAAATATAGTAAATAAAAATGAGGTACTTTAATGACTAAACAAAAAATTATTGAGCAGTTAGATAAGATTGGTAGAAAGGTAGATATAATTACTGAGGGTTATACCAAAGATCAGATTGAGGAAAACATAGAACACTTTATTCACAATGAAAAAGAATTATTATCTACTTGTTGTGGTTGGAGTGCTTTGGGTAATCTACATAATGTTGAAGGAACATATATAGGTTTATGTTCTAAGTGTTGTGATCATTGCGATTTTGAGGAGGAGGAATAATGAAAGAATATACAGATAAACAAATAAACTCAATGATAAGACATTTAAAAGTAAAAGATATTGCAGAAATGTATTATTTAGATAACGAGCAAGATCCTGATAGAAAGTTTTACGATTATAAAACTGATAGTTGGCTTACTCGTGAAATGATTATAAGTAGTGCAATAGAAACAGGTTGGAAGGAAAGTAAATAAATTATTAGGTATGTGCAGAAAGGGGCGACAAAGCACACTAAGTATACACTTGGGATTTTGGTAATCATATTGTATGCCTAATAATAATAAAAGGAGAGTAAATGAAAATAGATGAGTTTAATTATGATGTAGTATCTATTGATTTAGATAGCATAAATCAACATTTAATAGATAATGAGGACAATCAAGGGCTTAAAAAACTTGAACAATTATCAAAAAATGAATTGCAAGATATTGTCTTTAAAGTAGATGATATGTTTTGCAACACAAGATCGGAACTTTGGCAAGATTTTATTTATGAAATATGTCAAAAAATTAAGGAGAAAAAATGAGTAAAGATAATGATTGGTATTCTATACAATTATATTTAGATGTCAATGAAAGATCAATGGCTTGGCTTTCAAGGAGATTGGGTGTTCATATAAACACTATAAGATCTTGGAAAAGAACAGGCAAAGTATCTCAAATGGGTAAGTTAGCATTGTGCTATATTACAGGGCAAACTTATGAACAACTATTTGGATCATAGTATGGGTTATAAATACGAAGTTCAACAAATAGGTTTAAAAGGTAAAAAATATATAGTCAATAAATTTCATATGGGGCAATGGATTTGTAAAAATTGTGAAGAAATTGTTTTGGAAGATTATACATACGAAGAAGATTGTGGTTGTTGTAAACCTGATTTAGTAATGTATCAAGATTGGCTAATAGACAAAGTAGAGGAGAAAAGAAAATGAGTGATGATCTAATTAAAAAGTATAATCTTGATGAGGACGATTTTTGGACTTTGCGAGGCAATAAGATTATATCTTTTGACGGAGTGATTAAGATTATAGAGGCAGAAAACATTAAGTTTGAAATGTCTGATAATCTTGATGTATCGCCAAGTGTAGCAATAAAAGTAAGAGCATATCAAGAAAATGATGAACTTGGTTTAATTGAGGAAATAACTTTTGGCGAGGCAAACGATAATAATTGCAAAAATCAATACTTTTGGGCAATGGCAGAGAAAAGAGGTAAAGCAAGAGCAACTTTAAAACTGCTTGGCTTGTATGGTAAAAATGCTTTTTATACTGATATAGAAAGTGATGATTGGACTATGCAAAAACCTACGATAAAACAAATTGAGGCAATAGATCGTTTAGAAAAACAAGCATTGGATAGTGGTGTATTAGGTAAAGACGCAAGACAATGGCTAAAAGAAAACAAAAATGGTATTAGAAATAATATTGATGTTTACGAAAAAGCAAAAGCAAGTCTTAAAAATCATCTTGGTTTGCAATGATAGATGAAATTAGAGATACATTAGACGGAGCAACTTTAATATTGATTATATATGTTGCTTTTATGTTTTGGGTTTTTGACGGATTTTATATTTTAATAAGGTTATTGGATTTTATATGGATCAAAGTTTCATAAAGGTTTATAGAAAGATCCAAGATAATTGGATTTGGGATAATCCGTTATATCTAAAATGTTGGATAGATATGTTGATGAGGGCAAGTATTAAGTCCTCATCAATGTTGATTAATAATCAAATTATAAAAGTCAATAGAGGGGAAATTGTATTTTCTCAAAATAATTTTGCTAACAGAAATAAAATGTCAAGACAACAACTAAGAACATTTTTAAAAAAGTTAGAAAAAACAAATATGATTGAGGTAAAATCTAACCAACTTTTAACACACCTAATTATTGTCGGATACCAACAGTATAATGACTACAAGCCAACAAATAAATATATAAAAGCAACCAAGAGCCAACCAACTAATAACCATATTATAAGAAAGAAAGAAAGTAAGAATAAAGAAAACAAAGACTTTGATTTATTTTGGGAGCATTATCCAAAGAAAGTTGGAAAGAAAAAAGTACAGGATAAGTTTAACTCAAACAATTATCCTATTGATTTAATATTAAAGAATTTAGAATTACAAAAGAAGTCGGATCAATGGCAAAACCAACAATTCATACCTAATCCTGAAACTTATCTTAATCAAGAAAGGTGGACTGATGAGGTAGTATTACCAGTTGCAGATGATGAGCCGATTTATGTTTACCAATGTGGTAAGTGCAAACAAACAAAGACAACATCGGAATATAGAGATTTATTTGTTTCGTGTTGTGATGAACAAATACAACCAATAAAGGAATACAAATGATGACATTATTATTAAAGACGCAACAAGAGTTGCACAGAAATACAACCAAATGGAATAAAGTTATAGAAAAAATAAAAAAAATAAACTTTAAGAAATATGATAGTAATCAAACAGTTGGTTTTATTATTGATGATATTGTAAAAGGAGAGTTTATAGCAGATGAAAGAGATTAATGATATAATAAATACAAAATGGAGTATTAAGGTTGAGGGAAAACTCAATCGTAATAATATTATATTCCATACTAATAAATATCAAAAACTTTATCAAAAAATGGAAAAATATAATAACTTTATAAAAAAACGAAAGAGGCAAGATGAAACCAAGTAGTGCAAAAGCAAAAGGCAGGAACTTTCAAAATAAAGTTAGAGAAATGATAATGGACAAGTTGGGTATAAATGAACACGATATAAAAACGGCAGTAATGGGCGAGAGTGGTATGGATATTATATTATCAAAGGCAGGTAGAGATACTTTTCCATATGCAGTAGAATGTAAAAAGGTAGAAAAAATTAATATTTGGAAGTGCTTTGATCAAGCGTGTGAAAATTCAGAGGACTTAATACCACTATTAATATTCTCTAAAAACCGTTCAAAAGTAATGGTTTGCTTTGAATTTACAGATTTATTAGATTTAATAAACAATAGCAATGGATTTAAGAGATTGACTAAATGAAACTTTCAGAGGACGGCTTATATGTTTTATCCTGCCCTAATTGTGGTAGCAAGGATCTTATTAAAAAAGGTACACAAAAAAGTGCAGGTGGCAATTATAGACAAAGGTATTTATGCAATAGTTGTAAAACCAAAACAATATATCCAATAAAAAACGATATAGAAGTTGTTAGAGAAAATGTAAAACTTGCTAAACAAAAACAATCTGCACAAGATACTAATAGAATAGAAAGAAAATCTTTTAGAGAGTATGCAAGATATGAAAACGCAATACATAATTTATTATTTGATATTCAAGCATTATTGCAAGAGAAAAATTTTTCAGAGTTTAAATTTAAAAAAGTTAAGCAAGGTAAAAGTGTTGGCGTTCTGCAAATATCTGATACACATTTTAACGAACTTGTTTCCTTACCTCATAACAATTATGATTTCAAAGTTGCTAGTAGACGCTTAAAACACTATGTAGACAGAGCAAAACAAATATTTAAAGTGTATGGAGTAGATAGCGTATTGATTGCAATCACAGGAGATCTTATAAATTCTGACAGAAGATTAGACGAAATGCTTAATATGTCCACCAACAGATCAAAAGCAGTATTTCTTGCAGTTGATTTATTACAACAAGTTATATTTGATATTGGACAAGATTATTCTGTAACCGTTGCTTGTGTAACTGGAAATGAGAGTAGATTAAAACAAGATTGGGGTTGGAGTGATTTTATGGCGTCAGACAACTACGATTTTATGATTTTTGAAATTTTAAGACACTTTTTTAAAAAAACAAATGTGCAGTTTGTAGTTGATGATCCAACTGAGTGCGTTGTAAATGTCGCAGGACAAAATTTATTACTATTACACGGAAACGGTAGTTTTACTACGCAGTATGAAAAAAGCGTAAATCAAATCAAGGGAAGATTTTCTGGCAGAGGTGTGCATATAGATTACATTATATCTGGACACATACACTCTGCAAGAGTAGGAGATATTGCAAGTAGAAGTAGTTCGCTTGTTGGAGCAAACGAATACAGCGAAAAAGGATTAAATCTATCAGGACGAGCAAGTCAAAATATTTATATTTTTCATCAAAATAAAAATATAGACGCTATGAAAATAGATTTGCAAAATGTTGGAGATGATTGTTATGACATAGATCAAGAATTAGAAAGTTATAACGCAAAATCCTCTTCAAAACTAAAACCAAGTAAAACCATATTTAAGGTAACGATATGATGTTAAAGTTAAATCCAAAGGAAACAGAAGTGCTTAAACATATTTTTGATAGTCACTATGTTAGAAAGTTGCCACCTGAAATTAAAAATGTTGCATTAGAAATCAACAGGGCAATTACTAATCCTAAAAGAGTGACAGAACAAGAGTATATAGGGCTAAATCCAACTTGGAAACATTGCGAAAATTGTGACGATTAATTAGTATGATTATAGCAAGATTACATCAATGCGTTTATAACGCAATAGTATCGCTTTGTCTTAAATATAAAAACAAGGAAGGTAAAATGTACTACAACACAACAAATGAAACAGGAAGTTTGCTAAGAAAAAAAACAAAAAAAGCAAATAATCAAAAACATAAATGCTTGTCATATTTTCAAGCAAATCCGTATACAATGTATACACCTGAAATGCTACACAATGATTTAGTTGCAACAAATGATATAAACGAAAATACACCACTAACATCAATTCGTAGAGCATTTAGCGATTTAAGTAAAGAGGGATACATAATAAAGACATCTAAAAAGCACATAGGAAATTATGGTAGACACTCTTATCTATGGATTTTAAAAAACTATCACAACGAAAAGAAATGGAGTAAATAATGGCTTACGAGCATAAAGAAAATAATGGATCGTTATTTAAAAACGATAAAAAAGAAAAAGATACACAACCAGATTTTACTGGACAAGCAAATGTAAATGGAACATTATATAATGTATCTTCTTGGATTAATGAAAGTAAAGGTGGTAAAAGATACTTTAAATTAATTTTTTCTATTCCTAAACCAAAAAATGATAAGCCAGTAGATCCACAAGACTTACCATTTTAACAAACTGGGGTAGTTTGGTAAAAATATAAACAATTAAATATAGGAGATTACTCTTTGTTAATAAGTTTATGCAAATACCTGGTTGGCTACGGCTACCCCATAAAATTATGAAAACATTAGAATTGTTTGCAGGAAGTAGAAGTTTTAGCAAGGTTGCCGATGATTACGGATTCAAAACCTATACAACCGATATTAGTCCGTATGAAAACATTAATCAAGTCGCTGATATTTTTCATTTTGATTTAGATAAAGCTATAACATACTTAGGTGGCAAACCTGATATAATTTGGGCAAGTCCACCTTGTGAAACTTTTTCAATAGCGTCTGTTTCACATCATTGGTATAAAAATCGCAGAGCAAAATCTAAACAAGCAAAACGAGGTTTAGAAATAATAAGATTGACTATTGACATAATACAATATGTAAAACCAAAATATTGGTTTATTGAAAATCCTAGAGGAATTTTAAGAAAGCTATACATATTAAAACAATACGAAAGAAAAACAATTACTTATTGTTCTTATGGAGATGATCGTATGAAACCTACTGATATTTGGACAAATTTAAATTGGACACCAAAACCTATGTGCAAAAGAAGTGAAAGACATTTGTGTCATCATAAATCGTATCCAAGAGGTAGTAGTGACGGCAGTTATAGAAAAATGCGTGGACAGCACATACCACCAAAATTATTTGTAGAAATATTTGAAACAATAAAGGAACAAAACAATGATTAAACTTAAAGACTTAGATGAGGCAATAATTGGTGTTGTTGATGATACTGCAACAGGAACTAAACGCTGGGTTTATGATTACAATAAATGTATTCAAACATTAGTAGAACAAGGAGATGATGAACAAAGTGCTATTGATTGGATTGAATATAATGTAATTGGATCAAATCAAGGAAAAAATTCAGCAATAATTGTACATAGGAGAAACAATGATTAACGAAGGAATGTTTACATCAAACAAAGATGATTGGCAAACTCCAAAATGGTTATTTGACAAATTAAACAAACATTTCAAATTTAATTTAGATGTATGTGCAAATGATGAAAACGCTTTATGTAATAAATATTATACAAGTTATGATAGTTGTTTAGATAAAGATTGGGAGGTGTGCAACTTTATGAATCCACCTTACGGTAGAGAAATTTCTAATTTTGTAAAAAAAGCACACGATCAATGGTTAGAAAATGATTGCACCACCGTTGCATTGCTACCTGCGAGAACTGATACTAAATGGTTTCACGAATATATTTATTTACCTGCTACTATTATATTTATTAAAGGACGATTAAAGTTTGAAGGTGGAGAAAAATTAGCACCTGCACCTTTTCCAAGTATGGTAGTTGTATGGTGGGGTATGGAAAAAATTAACGATCAAGACTTTTTGAGCGACGAACAACTAGAAAAACTTATAAATTCAAAATAACGCACTATTTGGGGTTGTCATACCACTTTGTTGTATCACGCTTACGATATGCTATTAAAAGTCTTTTTATGGCTATGTAGGGGTATTTTAAGAAGAAAAATTTCTTATAATTGCTCTTCAATTTCAATATCAACATTGAAAGCATTATAAGCCACTTCTGATATGTTTAATTTGTTATTTACAAAGCGAACTTCGGTAGCAGTAGAGAAATCATCTTCACTATAAAAAAAAGAATTTAGTTGCCCTTTGGCATAATCAAATAAAGCCACTAATTTATTTTTATCAGCAGAACTTAAATTTGAATATGATAACTTTCTTGAAAATCTGGAAGTGCTATGATTTGCTACTGCGTATGTTTTCCCACTTAAAGATTTTCTTGCAACTATACCGTCATACTCTTTTGGTTGTTCGGACGCTATATTTGGATTACGACTTGGAGAATAAGTTGCTTTGTCTGATCCGTTAGACGCTGTTGAGTATTTTGCAGATTGTATAGCCATAATTTAATTTACCTCTTTTTATATTTCTCTCAAAGTTACTTTTAAACTACCTGGACTTCTTGCAATGGAAATCACTATAAATATAGTGCTAGTAGTCAATCCGTTAAATACAGGCATATTATTTATTACTGTACTTTCAAACTGACAAAAATCTCCTACTTCCATACCATAAAAATATTTACTACTATCGCCACTATTAGAACTTTGCGAGTTTATTATTTCTACATTAGCCGTAAATTTTGGAACACCATTTATAGTTCTATAATAATTAGCAAAACTGTCGTTTCTATTTCCCGATCCAGTATTTATAGCAGATGTTGATTTATCTAAATCTCCATCATCTATCAATATATCTAATGTGTTAGTTACTATATTTTCATTGCTTTGTATATTATAATTTGATCGTATAGAATTTGTAGTATCTTCTGCTGTTTGTTCATATATCTGTTTATCTGTAATTGGACTTTTTTGATATTTTATAATTCTTTTGGTAACTAGTTTATCTATAGGACTAACTGATAAGTCAAAAGAAGATATATCTTCTAAACCTATTTTATGATCTACTGTCGGATTACTATTCGGTATATGAATATATTGAGGTTTATCATCACTAGTTCTAAATCTGAATACGAATCCACCTTCAAATTGTATTTTTTCTAAAAGTTTTTTTACTTCTATTGGTTTTGTATTCCAATATTCTACTTTCCAACCAGATCGAGCAGATGCCATATCACTATATCCCTCTGGTGTTTCTGACGATCCACCTCTGCCAGTAAACCTCGATAGTATATCTCTGTGCATATCAATTACGTTTGTTACTACGCCACTTCCAAAATGTTTTTCAAATCCGTCACCACCAAAATATAATTTTTTTATAGAGGTTACAGCAGATTGATGCTCCAATGGATTTGATTCACTATCAGATGATCCTTCGTCTACAATTTCTGCCTTTGCAATAATTTGTATATCTTTAATTTTTACAGTCATTGAAGAAGTTTCTGCGTTGTGCATATTTACACTATTAAACAATAAAGATATTTCAAAACTAGCAGGAGCATTACCGTCAGACTTAGAAAAATCAGATAAAAAATCAAATGTATGACTAAATGATCCGTTAGCATCTTTTGAATCATCAGTTTCTGTTTCTACTGTATCATCTCCGTCAAACAAACCACGACATTGTACTGATACTTCGTATGCGTCTTGTGAACTTGATCCACCAAAACCATTATTATAACTTGCAACATCGTAGGAAATAAAAACACTATATGCTGTAACTTTATGATCCTCTTTTGTAGGACTAAATTTTATTCTAAAAAAATCATTGGCGTCCTTGTCAGAGTTTGTTGCTGCCGAAGTAACTCTATGATTTATTTGAAAAAAACTGCTTGTACTTGTATCTGTTGCATTTGCCTGTGGATTTAAACCTTCTAATTCGAAAGGATCTGCGTGTACATTGTCACTATCAATTACTTCTGAAGTTGAATCTATCTTCGGACGATATTTATATTCTCTCAATAAATTAAGTTGTGATTGTATTACATTTCTATTTGTATCTGCTGTTTCAGATTCGTATGTATTTATAGATGTTAGATTATTTGTTTTATTATTACTACCGTCTAATTGTTCTATTGGTGCAAATATAGGATAAGAGTCAGAATTTCTAAAAGCATCTTTAACAGGATAATGCAAAAATTCATTAGAAAAAGATCTGTGTATCAAGCAATTATATCTACCACCATTCAAAGTATCTACTTCTACTGGAAAAACTTTTACATCGCTATCTTCGTCTACTAATGCAGGACTAGCGTCTGTCGAGGCAACTGTTTTTTTATAATCTCCATAAACAATAGGATAATAATTACCAGAGTCTGATTGAAATTGTGGTATTTTTATAAAATCTATAGGTGTTGCAGACGCAATAGTTAAAGTTACTTGATGATTGCTATTTAACTTTACATCTTTAAGTCTACCTGTAAATACTGTCAAATAATCTCCACTAGATATACTGCCTACTTTAGACTGAACAGTAACAGTATGATTCAAATAATACCTTGTGCCTTGATTTAATATTTCTTCTGATAATTTAGCGTCAGAGTGATTAGCTAATTGTCCATTGTGACACACTATACTAATATTTCCTGTTTTTGCCGTACCTTTTTCTAAATCAATAGATTCACGAATTGACATATTATTTAAAATAAAAGGGTGGTAAACGGCATCTGTACCTGCACCTACTTCTTCCGTGCCTAATCTTATGTATGCTGCTGTTCCACTACCACCAGTATTTGATATTTGTACTAGCCAAGATTCTGCAAATCCCTGTGCTAATGCAGATCGATAATTAGATTGTAATGTTAAAGCCATTATGCAAGATTTCTCCCTACGGCATTTTCTATTTCTGGTATAAGCGTATCTCTTACAAACTCATCTGTGCCAAGTATATTACCATTTAAGTTAATAGTAACAGAACTATCTCCACCTGCAGATCCACCTGCATTACCGAGAGGTGTTACTTGAACTCTTTCTCTACCTGTTGGATTATCTCCAACCATAATCATTTGTCTACCTTGTGTAATAAAGTCTGCTCCGATTGCTGCTTTTCTTGCTGCATCTATCTGTGATTTAAATTGTGCAACTTTTGTCATACCTGCAGCAAATAAACTTAATGCTTTACCAAGACTTCCTTCTTTCAATGCTTCTGTAAATGCTAATAAAGTATTACCAATAGCTAACGCTTGGCGAAGTCTTAATAATGATATAGTGACTTCTTTGTTGCCTTTAGAAAACTGCATTGCTGCACCTGCTAAATCATCAAATGCTTTTATAGAATCCTCGTTTTCTTCTTTAAATTTTACTAAATCATCTCCGAGTTTTTGTAAGAAACTTCTTTCATCTTCGCCACCTAAACCAGTTTCTTGTTGATATTTTAATATTGCTTCTCTTAATAAATTTATTTGATCTATGGTTGCTTGATTTTCATCAAAAGATATTTCTCCACTAAATATTCGATCTAATATATCTGCAAAAGGAGATACATTTGCCATTTCACTAGTATCGCCTAAATCTCCAAAGTTTAATGCCATAGCAGCTGCTATATTTGTCATAAAATCATTATCATTAAAAGTTCTAGTGAGTTCTTCTGGTGTTAAAACGCCGTCTGCTAAAACTTCATTAAAAAAATTTCTTAATTCTGTTACATTAGCATTTCTTGCATCATTGGTAAATTCAAAAAGTTTATCATCAAATTTGTCAAATAAATTATCAAATCCAAATGCACCACTATCAGTCATTAGTTGTTCTATGTTAATTGCAGGAAATCCAGTTTCTAATGTTTTAATTAAGTCATCAAAAAAAGTTACTTCAGTAGTTGGAATATCTCTTAACTGTTGATTTAACATTTGCAATGCTTCATTAGGATTATCTCTTAATGCGTTTCCAAACTCGATTACTCTTTGTTCATTTGATTCATTAAAAAATTTTCGTAAGTCTAAATCATCTGAAGCAAAACCTATTTCTTTCATTATGGACAACACTTTGTCATCTAACACATTTCCTAAATTATTTTGAAAACTAATAGTTTTTTGAGATTCTTTATTTAAACTTGCGAAAAACTCTGTAAACTTATTATCAGGTGTTTCATTTAAAGATTCTATAAACTCTGTTGTTAAGTTTGTAATACCTAATACAAACGGCTCTAACTTACCACCACCAGTTTCAAGCAAATCCCCAAATGCAGAACTTAATCTACCAAATGCTATAGTTGTAGCATCTACATTTAATGCAGTTCCACCAAACTGTATTTCTAATTCTTTTAAAATAATTTCTTGTGCTTTTACAGTTTGATTCGTTTTGTCTAACTGTTTAATCATTGCTTTTTGTTGATCGGTAAACTGAATACCTATTCTTTGCAATGCTGCTACCCCACGAGCAGGATCATTCAATGCTTTACCTACTTGTATAGCAGATTGTTGTAAATCTTGTCCGAGTGCAACAGAAATATTTAATATTGCCTCTGTAGCATCTTTAAATACCTGCCCTTTAATTTGTGTGAAGGTTAATAAAACACCTTGCATAGATAGTATTGTTTCATCTCCAATACCTGTCAATCTTTGCATTTGTGAAGCAAGTCCTTGCAATTCTCTTGAACTAACACCTGCAGCAAACTTGGTAGATCGTAATGTTTGATTTAATTTTGCTACTGCTCTTTCTTGTTCTGAAAAAGCTCTAATCAATCTACCAACTGTTCTATCAGCTAAGTTGAATGCAAAAGTTACAAGAAGTAACTGTGAACGAAAAGTTGCAAAACTTATTCTTGCTTTACTAGCATTATTTGTTAATCGATTAAAACTTACTCCAAATAATCCTGTTTGTTTTCTTGCTTTGTTTTGTGCAGCAGCAAGTTTCCTTGTTGCATCATCTAGTTTTTTTTGTGCGTTTGCAGCAGTCGTAAATGCTTTTGCTAGTTCTTTATCTCCAGTCGCTTCAAACCGTACCTGTACTTTTAAATCTGTTTCAGCCATTTTCTTTTATTTTATATTGTTGTGATTGAATATAATTTAACATTTTTTCTATAACATTGCACTTATCAATCCATTTTTTTGGTTGATTTCCGT